CCATTCATTAAGTCGGTAATATCACCATAATCAGGATCTGCTATAATAGATAATAATTCAGAATAAATTGTTTTTCCGAATCCCCAAAATTTAACGCCTTCTGATTCTTTGCCTCTTACTATAACAGGAACATATGTTCTCATTTTAGGTTCAATTTTTCTACCCATTAACCAGTCATCTTTATCACCAGTTTTCTTAAGCTTTTCAGCAAATTCTACTACTGGATCAGCATTGCCGAATGTTATTGGAGAGAGCATACTTCTCTTTGCAATATCATAATGGAAATACATTTCTAGGAAAGGGTTTTCTTTTCTGTGAACGTAAGGGACAATTCTTACTCTTTGTTTACCAGGCTCTGGCTTGAAATAGTTATTTCTTCTGTCGTTAGTTGTTGTTAATTGGTTAAGTTTCGCCTTTATGGCGTTTAAGTCTAAACTCATATTGTATCCTTTAATTGTTTAATTGTTATTATTTGTTTATTTATTAATTATATTATAAGTAATTAATTCGTTAATTCAAAGTTAATTGTGTAATTGTTTAATTTTTTTATTGTTTAATTTGATATCCAAGTCTTTGTAATGATTGTCTTACTGTGGGGACATTTGTGGCTCCGTGATAATTCATATCATAAAGTTCATCTCCAACATCATCAATGTAATCTTCTACTGATCTTTTTAATATTTGAAATACTTTATTTAATGTGTTAATATCTTTGATTGCAGCAAATACGCTTTGAATAGCTGCTTCCGAGTCATTTCCTAACCCTATTCCGGTTGTAGTAATTGATATAACTGGAGCATCTGCTCTTTTTAATATTTCAGCCATTCCTGCAGCATCAACTTGGCCAGACTTTAAAGCTTTATACATATCAGCCATGGTTTTGTATAATGCTTGTTCTTGAAGATTCTTAGTACCAAATCTTCTCATATTTTCTTGAAGTTTATTCATTATTTCTCTATTTTTTCTAATGTGTCAATATCAAAATCTTCTAGTTCTCCATGAAATGCCATTGATCCTTCCATTCCCCATTCATTACCACCATCGTCGGCACCCATTAGATAAATTGCTTTTTCATATCCATGATCATCAACTTCATCATAATCATCAAATTCTATCTCAAATGGAGTACTTTTGTCTATACTAACTGTTATTGTAAAATTTGTACCACTTCTCATTTCTGTATTTTTTAATTCAATGCTTGGTTGATAGTTTTGATTGTCAGTATATTTTAGATCTGTACGAACATTTCCGTCTTTGTCTTTTAAGACTTCTTTCATTTTTTTCTTGTTATATTCTTGTTGAACATCTTCTAATGTAGGTAAAGATCCATTTGCCTTCCTTTCCCAGGCATATGTTTCTTTTAATAAGCTTTTCAATTTAATCATGATAGTATTTTCTTTGTTACATATATAAATATAGTTAAAAATTAATTCTTCGTACAAATACTAAATCTATTCTTCGATATCCATTTTCTTCAGTTAATATAAAAGAATTTTCAAATGCTTCCCATGGTATAATCATTGTTTTATCTAATATGCCATTATTTAAATCTTTGATAACTTCATTTAAAGCATTAACCGTATATAATGTATTGGTTTCTTTTTTTCTATGTATAGAAATTGTATTCTTTCCACGATACCCGTTATCTTCTGCATTAAATGTGCAATATAGATCGTTTCTATTTTCATAGTTTGCAAATACAAATATTCTATTTTCTGGAATTTCGAAATTCTGTTTGATATATTCTGTAACTATGTCTAAATTATTTTTATGTGCAAATGTGCACAATAGTTGTGTCCTCACTTTTCGTCCTAACTTTGTGCAGCAATGAATGTATATTTATTTAAATCTGCAGTTTTTACAAGTTTCATTCGATAATGTCCTTTAGTAACACTATGATTCACAAAATCATTAGCATAACCTATATGCGGAGTAGTATCTGATTTGAAATACCAAATTACTCCGGTAATTCCATTAAAAAATTTAGTTTTTATTGCTGATAATTGTTGTGTCAAATATGCTGGATCTTTTATAAACATAGATCTTTCTAATCGTTTAAACCAAATAATTACTTCTCTATTTTCGTTTGTTATAGTATTTCCTATGTTTATTGTAATTGGCTTATTGGTTGCAGAAGCAGTGCTAATTTTTTCAGCTTCGTCGTCACTTACCCAATATGATTGTTTTTTGCCGTCTTGACTAGTAGTTATTCTTGTATCTCTAACATCTGTGTCTAATTTTGTTTGATAGAAAATTTTATTTAATTCTTGAAATCCTCTATACCAATTTTCCCAATATCTTCCATATGGAACTTCACGAAATATAGCAACTGTTGCTGGGCTTTGAACTTCCTGTGCAAATCGATCGTTTATTATTTGAATCATTTTTTTTAATGCTCCATGCGACTCTGTGTCAACCATTGGAGATAACGTATCAAAAACATCTCCTAAATCAGAATATGGCTCAATAATATTTTTATAAAAATCTCTTAGCTCAAATGTAAAAGGAAATTTATTAACATCCCCATCGCCTGCAGGATCAAAATCTGCATTTTTGGTTAATTCTTTTACTTCCCATGATTCTTTATTGTCTAATCTAATATCTTTATCTTGATTTCCTCCAGAATTACTTCCTGCTACTCCTAGAGTTATTGGTACTTCTCCTCTACCTTGATCTCCGCCTTTAATTGGCCAAAATTTAACAAATGTTTTATATCCTTCGCCGTTTACATATGAATCAATTGAATGAGTTCTAAAATTTTCTTTAAATGCTATTTTTTCTTCTGGAGATAAAGTATTATATGTTTGTATAACGGCATCTATTACTGGCTGTTTAACATTTGCAGAAAGTAGCTCATTAGTCATGGTTTCTAAAAAACCTTCATCTTGTTCATTTAATCCTTTAGCTTGATAAATTGTTTGATCAATTTCTTGTTCAGAAAGCATATTGGTTTCACGTAACACAGAACGAAGAATCTCATAATCAGAATCTTTAGTTGGATATCCAGCATCCAATTGATATGTCCATTCATTAATAATTTTATTTATCATAACTTGAAGTCATTCATTTTACTATAAATATTACCTACTTTACATTTAACAGGGAAATCATCTCCTTCTAAACATGATTTTAGTTTTGGCAATATTTGTTTAGCTTCATGAATTGGAACATCAAATAACACAGAATCATATGTATATAATATTATACATGTTTTATATTTTTGTAATAAAATTGATAATTGAAATAATCGATTTGCAGTAAATTCTGTTTCTAATGATTGAAGATAATAATTAAATAATTTATTTTGATTCATATCAATCAAAGTATCTTTACACATTGGCCTTTTTAATATCGGTGTTTCTATACATCCATTCGTTTTCCATTTATTCCATAACGAATACACAAAATCATTTACTTCTTTAAAAAATGGAATTTTTAAAAACTCTTTTTCAATATGACCATATAACAATCTAAATGTTATTTGTTTGCTTTGTTCATATTGTTCTTGTGTTAATGAGTCAGTACCAAAATAAAATTTACCAAAATATGTATGTACCGATCCTTTGGGTAACTCATATCCAATTAGTCGTGCAATTAATCTTACATGATATGCATCAAAGTCAAATTCAACTAATGCACCATTTTCAAATCTACTACAGAATGCATCTCTAGTTCCATCTTGTTTATTCATTGCAGCAAAATTAAATCCACGGAATGCATTAGATGGTCGGCCTGTAGTTGTATGATAATGATATTGAGAATAAACACGACCATCTTTAATTAACTCTTTCATTTTAAATGAATTAGTTATTTGCATTCCGTTAGATTCAATTTTAGAAAATATTTTTGGATAGTAATTATTAAATTTTTTATATGAGTCTGATAATTTTGAATTAATAATCATTGGCATCGCATACTTTTGAATTTTTTGACACATTTCAATATGCTTCATTAATGGAATAATTGTATTTACATATGGTAAATTAGTATGCCTTCTCCAGTAAAAATGATGAGCTGATGTATAATAATGATTTTCGTCGTATGCTTCTCCGTATGTATACCACCATAGAGTTTTAACATCATAAACATTGTTATTTCCGCCCATTTGTAACCATAACTTTTTGTCATGAACAAATATAGATTCCAAATCGAGTAGTTTATTTAGATGTTCTTTAAACCCGGTTAATTGTTCTGTATGATGTATAGGAACAATGAATTCAATTTCATTGCTTGAATATACGTATATACAGGATATTTTATTAATAGATGGATGTAATTGATGATCTGCCAATATTGGAACTACCAATACATGAGACTCATTTTTAATATCTTGTAATAACGAATCTAGTTCTTTTGAATCGTTAATTATTATCATACATTAATATAATAATAATTTTTTTGGAAATATCAAAATATTAATACGAATTTGATACTGAAGTTAAAGAATTCTCTGTAGTTTGAGTAGGTTGTAATGTAAAAGATTGATTTATATTTTCTGGAACTTCATATGTAGTATCTGTATAAAATTCTGAATATGATTTAAAGTATTGTAATAATTCTGGCATTACTTTTGATTTTTCACGTATTGTTTCAATATTCTGTTCAACTACTCCAATTTCAGAAATACCATTTTTTATTACTGTATTTAAAGTTCCTGATATTTTCCATTCTATAGTTTCTAATTGATATAAATTATTATCAATTTTTTTCTTTTGATAATTTTTAACTGTTGTTGAATCAATTTCAATTAATTGATTTGTTGATACATTTTTTAAAATATGTCTAGTTATACTTTTTTTATTAATATCATTAACAGTTGGGGATGGATAAAATACAGTTGGAGTATTATATCTAGTTTTTATTTTAGGTTTATTAGATCTATATGTTTTTATATCTGCAGATTCTTCTTCATAAGGTATTAATGAAATAGATTTCCTAACATTCCATTCGCCTAATGTATAGACTTCTCCGGTTATATACTTATGATACAATCCGATATATTCTACACGACTTTTAGTCATATATTCTTTACCAGTAGTATACTGATTTTTTACAATTTCGTCTTCACTATAATATTCTTTTTGTCTCATTATATTATTGATCTACTTATTGTTCTACTTCTACATGACAATGTAGTAGTCCATTCACCAGTAGCATCTACATTATGTGTTACTTTTTCTACATTAAATACAAAGTCGTCACGAAATCTTTGTGGTATTCCTCTGAATTGTAAAACATCTCCAAATCTAAATCCATTTATACCATCAATAGTAAATTCCAATGTATATAACCATCTTGGTTTTTGTTGATTTAGTGATTCTTTTAATGATGGTGTTGGATAATTTACATATGTTTGTAATGCAGCTTGTAATTTTTTTATTCTTTCACTGTCTCGATAATCATATGTTAAGTTTGATTTTGCTTCAGCTAAAACAATTTTAGCATCGTCATGCTTTTTTTTCCATTCTACTTCTTGGTCTGATCGTTCTTCTCCTCCGGATATTAAATAACTGTTATATGAAGAAGCTTTATTTGGAGATATGTTCGCTGCGTTAAAATTAAATAATGCATATTTAAATTCATCTGGTAAATCATATCCTAGTTTCATTTCACGAACAATTGTTCCTTTGTCGACTGATGCAAAAACTGGTATTTCATATTCTGCAACATTTCTATCAAAACCTAAATATTCTGCATCATGATACATTAATGTACTAGGAAGTTCTGGATGAAAAATTAATCCAGGAAAAACTCCAGTTCCAGTTTGAACTTTAATTTCGTCTGATATTGCTATTATAAAATTTTTAATTGTAAATGGTTTTTTAGTATCTGCTTTCAATGTTGATTCTATTTCTGAAATTGTTTCTAGTTCAATTAGTATTCTGGACAAACATCCATATTTTGTTGTTTCGTCAGCTGAATTACTTGATTGATAAAATCCTGGAACATTATCTATATTTTCAATGCCATCGTAATAACTAATAGTATAATCATCTTCTAACATAAATTGTTCAGTCATTTGATCATTAATGGTTTCTGAAACAACTAGATTTGTAGTTGGTATTTCTGGTCCAGTAATAGGAGTAGATGTACCTGCTTGTCTTATATAGCTATTTGTTTTATATTCTGCTTCATTACCTTGATACAAGAATATTCGTTGTGGGTCTGCAGAAACTAATTCATCATAATAATTTGTTTTACTTATATTGTCATTACAAATAATTCTCATGTTAGGTACAACTGGCTTTTTTGAATCTTCTAAGTTACTTTTAGTAACTGGTTCGTATAAAAATTTTTCTAGAAAATCTATTAATAAACCAACAGATATAAATGTTTTATAAGAATATTTAGTTTTGTCACGAGCCGTATATAAAGGTCCATATAATATTGTACGATCTGATTTTACTGGTGTTTTATCTAATACTTGATATTCTTGTATAAATCCATTTGGATATTTCTTTTTGTTTTTTTCTACTACCCCGTTAATTGTACTTTTAATTTTTTCTGAAAATAAATCTGTAACTTTTTGATCGATTGAAGCATTAGGTATATCTGGATTTGAAACAAATAATGATACATCTGTATATATAGATGAAACTGCTCTTAATGATATTGTTATAGTTAGTGTAGCATCTGGTTGAAAGTCAGTTTTAAATCCATCTACTAATCCGTTAAAAATCATTTTATTCATTTCAAAGAACTGATTTAAATCTTCTGGATTATCTCCGTATTGTTGCTTTAAAATTCTTGTTGTATAAAGCATTTCATCTTGCGATAACAATGTATTTCCACTTAATATAGCAGATTCAGGATGCTGCACTTGTATTTCAAGTGTACGACCAGGTTTTAAAAATGTATCTTCTAAATCATCTAAAAGGCTAGGATCAGGTAAAACAATATTAACTGTTGCTGTGTTTATTGCATATTGTGATTGATCTGCTATATTAATAGAAACGCCTGTTATAACAGGTCCTGTTCTTGTAGATTCGTTAATAAGATAACCATCTTTTCCAGATGCTAAGTATGATCCTCCATATTTATTGCTTGTAACACTATTTCCTCCTATTGATGCAACTGGATCATCATCTTCTATATTATCATATGCATTTAATACTACATTTGCAATCTTTCCTAACATGAAATCTAAACCTTTTGTTGTACGATTTAGCTTTCCGGCCATGGATCTTGCTGTTAATTCTTTTCTTAACGCTGAATTTATTTGTGAATAAAATACATCTGACATAACTATATTAATTCTTCTATTACATCTTTTGGTGGTATTCTTAATCTTGTATTAATTGGTACAAACAAAGTACCTTTTCCAATATTGTTAGCAGCTGCTATAGCCCACCAATAATATTCATCATCATAAAATTGTTTTGCTAATTGATCTAATCGTTCAACTGATGTAGTTATAATATATATATCTGCATCTGATGTTGGAATTGTAGATATATAGCTAGAAGCAAATCTTCTTTTTCCAGAAGGAGTTTTAATTACTGATATGTTTTTGTATCTGCTCATAATTTATATTTAATCATAATTTTCTCTGACGGATGTGCTCCTATAAAGCTTTATCTTTTTCGTATAAGTTCTATTCAGAGTCTGTTCCGGAGGTTAAATTATTTACAGAAACATCCTCTTTATCTTTTCTTTTAAACAATGTCTTTTTCTTGGATTTAGTTTTTGATTTATCTCTTTTTAATTTGCCAATTAATTCATTGATAGATCCTTCATCAAATTCTGTATTTGTAGTTGCAATAGAATCACTCAACCAATCTCTATTTCCTGATCTAGGCTGACCGTTGGCATCAAATGATTTAGCTAACGTATAGAATCTTCCTCCTTTTTGTGGTAGATAATCGGTAATTAAGAATCCGGATAAAGTAACATCAATCTTTTTAGGTACTTCCATATTAGTTGGATCTTTTTCAATATTAATTTCCCATGTTGTGTCAGCATCTTGAAAGGTATAAAAAATACTATTTATTGCAATTGGCTGATGAACTAATAAATCTCCAACAGTTATTCTCATATATGGAGCTTTCATTACTAACGTATCATTTGAATATTCTGGTGCTGTATAACTTGCAAGATAATTTAATTTTCTGTATATTGGCTTTAATTCATCACGATGTGAAGCATATATAGTAAAGTTTAAATCAAAATTTCTTGAAAATCCTTGATATGTATAACTTGGATCTGCTCTTCCTATAAATTGTACCGGGCTCCAATTTGCTGAAAATGTGTCTGTCAATGAACTAATAATAGCTCTAAACACAATAACATCATCTTGCTCATTGGAATTTGCATGCATTTTAGGTCCAGTAAAATAAAATTTTATAAGATCTGATGTTTGTCCTACCCCTAATGAATCTAAAGCTTTTCCTAATATTTCAGATTGATTAATAAGATTTTTTACTAATCCATTTGGTTTCCATTGATATATATTATTTTTTCCACGCTGTCCAAAATCTATAACTGAAACTTTATCTCCTGTAAATTCTTTAACACGTTCCAATGGATTTATTGTTTGTTGCCAAGCTCCTCGATTTAAATTAACAACTTTTTGACCTTTTTTAAATGTATTGTTTAAATTTATTGATCCTCCTACTAATCCATTCCATGTTGTAGCAACTTCTGATCTTGCGGTAAAATCTAGATCTGGTTCTGATTTTGTGTCTGGAAATCCGTATGTAGATTCTATATTAAAAATAGGATATGCTCCTCCAGGAGATTGAGATGATGCAAGTGAATAGGCAGCTGCTCTAGCACTACCTCTTGCAGCTGCTGCAGCACCATGTATAAATGTTTTATTTGTAAATCGTTTTCTATAGTCTTGAAATGTAGGATTACCTGGTAAATTTGGATCTTGTGTTAATTCTGAAAATGGCAATGTTTCATAATGATTTAATTTTTTTAATCCATCTAATATACTATTACTACCAAGTAATGTTGAAGCAGCTGAAACTTTTCTGTTTGTTAAATCAATTTGATCAAAATTTGATTCTAGACCTTTAAAACTTTCTGCAGCTACTAATTGAGCATCCTCCGGTGATAAAGATGAATTTAATTCAATTGTTTCGCTAGTATACTTATTAGCAGAAGCAATATTATTGGAAACTTGACTTGTATTGACGTTGCCTTGAACAATAAAATCATTGAATGAAGGAGATGGTATTCCTACTCCAGATTGATTTGCTGGCCTTTGATATGAATTAAAAGTTGCTGTTGATGATTGATTTGCTGGCCTTTGATATGAATTAAAAGTTGTTGTTGATGATTGATCAGTATTAACAGAATATGGTATGTCAAAAATACCAGTTGCTGATTGATCGGTATTAATAGAATATGGTATGTCAAAAATACCAGTACTGGATTGATTGTTATTAACAGAATATGGTACAGCTGGCGTTCCTTTTCCTGATTGATCGGTATTAACTGTGTATATTACACTTGGCGTTCCAGTAGCACTTTGTCCTAAATCTATAGAATATAAAACACTAGGAATTCCAGTAGCACTTTGACCCAAGTCAATTGTATATGGTTTAATTTTTTCAGGTGATGTAGATATTTCTAATGTTGGATCATATATTGGATTTAAATTGAATTTAGTTATAAATCCATCTCCATTTGGATTAGGTGTATATTGTTTACTTATGTCATAAAAATTTGCCATATCTTAATTCTATGTTAATCTATTTCCTTCTGCTAATTGTATTGATGTCAATATAGCATCACCATCAAATTTATTTATAACATTGAATTGCATTCCTTTTAATGCATCTACTATAGCTTTCGAACCTCCTCCATTTGATGCCATTTGATTGTTCGGAGTGATAGTTCCAGCACTAGATGGAGTAAATATTTCTGGTCCGACTTCTCCGACCACATATGATGTTCCAGCTGCTACTGGTCCGCCAAATCTTTTCTGTGGGTTTCCACCAGCTGCAGCTCCTGAAGTAACTTCTGCAACTGAACCTTTCAATAATTCTGATGCAAATTTAATATCACTAGATATAAATAATGTGTCGACAGCTAATTTTCCTACACCGCCTGGGCCTTCAAAAAAGTCAATCAAAGTGTCTTTAAATGTATTAGCTGCTTTAACAATATCGCCGGCTACAAAAGTTGCTTCTGATGCTGCTACTAAGTTTGCTTGATCTTGTGCGGTACCTCTTTTTACTCGTTCAGTTGTGGTCTGCAGACCTATCTTATCAAGCATAGCTAAATCTTCTGTTGAAAGTTCTGTTGCTTCGCCTTTATTATCTGCAATTCTTGCTAATTCTTTTTGCTTTTTTAAAACTTTTGCTAATACCGACTCTTCAACACCCATAGCATCAGCTGCAGCTTTTCTTAACATGAAATTTGTTTTTAATTGATCTCCATGAGTTGCAATAACATCATTAATGATTTCTAGTTGTTTTGCTGCATCGCCTTCGATTGTTGCTTTTGCCATAGATGCAGCTATGTTTTTATTAGTTTGAGTTTCAAATTTCTTTCCAGCAAACATTTGAAACTTAACAGAAGCTTCTGTTTGTTTCTGAACATCTAAAAATCCTTCGCCAGACTTTTGTAAATCATTTAATGTTAATCCTAAACGTTTTGCTTCTAACACAGTTTTTACTAGTTCTTTTTTACCCATACGACTAAACTGTGCTACTATATCATCTGATAATTTGCTAATTTCTTCGAAGAAATCTTGAAATCCTCCTTGATATCTAAATCCACCTTCGCCTTTTGCAAAATCTGTAGCTATTTGTCCGTATTCTTTAAGAGATGGTATTAATTCTCCGTTTTGTAAATTTGTTAATGTACGAAATGCATTTGCTGAATTTTCGTCTAGTTTTAATCTGTCACGAAGTACTTCATTTAATTGTACTTGTGTTTTGAAATATTTTGTATTTCCTTCGATAAGTTTTGCAGTACCAGGAAGAAAATTTTGTAATTCTCCAATATATTGTTTTGCAGTAGTACGATTAACACCCATTTGGATCTCAAGTCCGTCTAAACTTCTTGCAAATGCTATTGCTTCGTCTGTATTTAGTTTTAATGATTTTTGTACTCCTAATGCTCGCTCTTCTAGAATATTAAATCTATCAGCTGTTTTAAGTGTTGCACTTTCTAATGCATTAAGTAATTGAATTTTTTTGTCTAATTCTCTGTTATTAATTCCTAATGATTTATTTAAATTTTCAAGATTGTCTTTAAATGATTTTTCTGCTTTATTTACTGCTTGTTGTCCAGGATCTACAGGCTCGGTACCTTTTCCTTGTTTAGGAAGTAACTTTAATATTGATATAGTTTCATGAATATTCATTAACAGATTCTTTTTAATAAATATTTAAAACGGACCTTTTTCGATATGTTTTTTACTTTTATTAGAAGTTGAAACGCTTTTACTAGCTATTTCATTTTTTTTCTCTATTATTTGATTTAATTTGTTTGTATAGAATTTTCTTAGATATACTGGCATATTATATATAGTATCCCAAGACCATCTGCCTTCTCCTAACCAAATCAAATCAAAAATATGATCATGTAATTTTGGTTTATCAATCGGTTTTAGGCCAAAGAAGTTCTGGTCCAAATTGAAACCCGGCAATAAAGGTGCCTCCATCCTCACCTTCAAACTCATATTCTTTTAAAATAGCTGGTGCATTATCTGATACATATTTTTGAAATTTTCTAGATTCTGCTAATGGAAATTTATATTTTAAAAATTCATCAATTTCTTCAGAAGTACGCTTTCCGTCTACTTCACGAATTGTACGTAGCAAAAATGAAGATATTAATCTATCATCGCTAGTATCTTTGTCTGGTTTTAAACAATATGAAAATTTAATAACTGAATTATCAGAACAATTAAAACTAGACTCTCCGTTTTCATCGGTAGCTAAATCAAAATCTTTGTATTGTACTTTTGTTAAGTCAATTGTTCTATTTATTACATTGTTAGTATTTGGATCTGTAACAGTTACAGGATAATCGCTTCCATATGATAAAATTCTTGATGTTAATATAATAGCTTCAACGTCACAACTTGCTAATTCTGAAACATTAATATCTTCTATTGTAATAGATTCTATTAATTTATCTAACACAATTGCTTCACGAATATATGATAAATTTGTTAATATATCTTCATCATATGCAGTCATATGACGTATTTCAATTACTCCTGATCTTAATACATGATCTTTTGGATATATTTTACCTTGAGATGGTAATTGTACTAATTCTGTTGGAATAGATGATTTTTTCTTTTCAACGTATTTTTCTTTTGCTAAATTAATTAAATTTTTGTCATCATAACGATCTGTTACTTTTGCCATAAAAAACTCCTTTTAATAACTTTATTATAAATATATATTATCTAGAAAAGTAAAGAATATACATAACAGTAGTTCCTAATGCTGCACCCCACCAAGAAGAAACTTGATTTTTTTCAGATCTAGATAATCGATACCCAGTTCTTTTTTCTAAACTCCAGTTTTTATTTGCTTTAGGCTTTACATATGTAAATACAATTGATGGAACTGCAGTAAATGCTAATGATGAAACTTTTGGATTTCTAGTTAAACCTCTTGTATTATAATAAGTATAAAAATAAGAACTAAAAAATCCTATTGTAAATGGTATTCCTGGAATATGATCTTGGTATCCTTTTGTTCTACCCATTACATAATCATTCATTTGTATTGTAGTGAATGGTTGTTCTTTTTCTTTATATAATATAGATAATTTATTATTTTGTTTATATCCAAATACAAATTCTGTTGATATATCTTTTAGAAAATTATTTTTATTATATAATATAATATTATTATCAGCAAATACTATTTTTCCAATAATTGGTTTTTCTTCAAATCGAAAGATAGTATCTTGACAAAATACATTAAAAGTTAATAATAATAAAAATGTAATAAATATACGATTCATATGTTACCTAAGTTATAAGTGTAACAGTATGAAATTGAATAGACTCTTTATAATAAATATTTTTGTACAGTAAAAATGGGAGCAATAAACTCCCATTATTTGAAAAAATTAATACTTTAATACTGCATAGTCATAAGATAATGTCAAAGAAATTTCTACCGCAGCTTCATTTGACCAATCCATATCCCCAAAAGATGCATCATTAATATATGCTCCTACTAATTCCCATTCTTCTATTTTTTCACCAGTTGGTGATAAAGAATAAAAAGTAATATTTCTTTTGTATTTTGCAGCACCTGTTGCATATCCATCTCTACCAGTTAATGATTCATGATGATTTCTTACCCAATTCATTACTGCTTGAGCTCCTGATGGAACTATTGCATCATATAATGTTATAGTAAGATCTTGCCATCTTGTTTTACCTTTAACTTTTCTTTCAACGTTAATATGATCTAATACTACATTACCGTTATTTACACTTGGTCTTCCGGAAGCTTTAATTAAATGAGATGGAATATCTTCAAATTCCATGATAAATCGATTGGTCATTTTTGGTTCCCAATCAAACGCTTTAGCAAATAAGTCGGTGTAATCGACGCCGGCTAAATTTTGGTTTAATTGAGTTTGACCTTGATTTGGTAATTCTTTAAGTAAATCTATGTTTATTGACATTTTATATCCTATTTTATATAAATATATTCATTTCTAAAAATTAATCAGGAAATGAAGCACCAGTTGGTTGAATAGTAAAGTCTAACACAATAAATTCTGCAGTTCTGGTTGGTTGTAAGAATAATTGTCCTACTAAAAAGTTTTGATCAATTACATCTGGTGTATTATTTGTTTCATCCATAATTACACGGAATGCACTTAAACCTGATTGAGCTACTACATCTTGCAAATAAGGATTTACTATTTGTAAAAATCTATTTCTTGTTGATGCAGTATTTTGTTCAAATACTAAAAATCTAGTAGCAGAAGCAATAAATTTCTTAACGGTGATTAATAATCTTCTAACATTAACTCTATCTAATGCAGATGGTAATGCTTGTAATGTTTTTTGTCCCCAAATACATACTCCTTCATTTGGAAAATTAGCAATTGGATTAATTCTATTTTCATATAATTCATCTCTATCAGATTGAGATAATCTTATATATGTTTTAGATACCATTGATAATCCACCCCTATTTAATCCTGCAGGAGCAAACCATGGATGTGCAATTCTATCTGTAAATGATAATACGCTTGGAACAACAACTGATGGTGGTACCCATAATGATTTAGGTGCACCAGCTGGTTGTGCTAAGACCCATGGATAATATGTTGCTGCATAACTTGAATCTAATGTTTTAACAGTATTTTTAGCTGTGCTAATGTTACTTGTTTTTCCAACAGGATCCATTACATAAAAAGCATCTGCTCTTGTTTCACATAATAATATACCAGCATTAGTTACAGAAGGATGTAATTCATGAACTACCCCTGGTGTTATTAACATATTGAAATCATATTGATCTGTATTTGATAATGTATTAAATGCATTTTTATATGCAGTTGTACCAGATTTTCCGTCAGCTGAACAATCAAATCCAAATGCATTCGTAGACGAAATATTTTCTCCAGAATATTTTGGTAGATTTGGTCTAGCTCCATCAAATCCTCCTTGTATAGGAACCATAAACTTTCTTGTTCCGATAGCTATGTTAGCATTTATAATTCCAGCATCTAATGCTGTTCCAATTGATCCAGAATATGGTGCAGACGATGGAAAGCTAGCTCCAGCATCTTGATTTAAATCTCCCAAATAAAAATCTGTGTTATTACCTGTTGTTGATCCGGAAGTTGGAATTGGAGCAAGATAATTTAAGTTATTTGTATTTGTATAATCAAATCCAAAGAATATATTAGAATTATATCCAGATGTTCCAACTTGTGTAGTTACATTTGATGAAGAAACTAAATTAATACTTGCTGATGGGTTCAATATTGGAGAACTAACTGCTTTATATCCAAATGGTACTGCACTAGGATTAATTTTATTTTCAACAGCTGTTGTTACCTCGACTCTTATATATTTTGAATTGTTATCAAATATTCCTGCTTCAACTAATCTTTTAGATGATGGGTCAATATATTTATGAACATCTCCAATTACTTTTGAAATATATCTAGGAGAGTCTGGATTTAAATTTAAATTGGTAAACGATTCTAAAATTGCTGGTGATGTGTCAGTGTCGTCAGAATCAAATGGAGATAATAAAATGTTTTTACTATTAACAGCTCTTACTATTAAATCAAATTTACCATATCCGGTTTGTTCAGGATTTTCAGCAGCAGTTATAATATTTTGTATACCTATTTTAAAATCATAATTTTCTCCAGTGCCATGAGATAATGCATGTACTTTAAATAAGTTTCTTGATGTTCCGCTTATTTTTTGCGAAGTAATAAATGGAGAAGCTGGTGCTTTGAAATCTTGTAGATATTCGTAATTGTCAATAATTTGTAACTTAACTGATACATCGCCTATATTATTAAATTCGTTTTTAATATTTTCATTTTCATATTGAACATATACAGGATAATCAATTGATTTAGGATTACTTCCAAATATTTTTTCTATATATGAATTGCTAGAATCATTTATAGAAGCAGAAATCGTTGTGTTAACACCTGTAGTAGAAGCAAATCCAGAATATCCAGGATATGTATTATCAACACCATATGAACCAGAAACTGTTATAGAAAATGATCCTGACTCACCACTTGAAATACTAGAGTCTTCAAATATATTTGCGTCTGCAGAATAATTTATAGGAACGGTTGGATGAAGAATATGTGAAACAAAGCTTTTTTGTCCTGCTCCTGATCCAGATTCTGCAATAACTGCTAATGCTCCATTAGTCAATTTGTAACCATTTTCATATAATAATCTAGTTACTGTTAATGTTCCTGCGTTATCTAAATATTCTTTTGCTGTAAATGGTAGATATGAATCTTCTGTATATGATCCAAATATACTTTCAAATTCAGCATAATTTTTTACTTGTGTTGGTATTTGTGCTGGGCCTTTAATAGTCGGTCCAATTAAAGCAGCACCTATTTCACCAATTCCTTGGGGTAAAAATGACTGATCTATTTCATTAGTAAATACACCTGGCGATACAATTCTTTCGGCCATCGATTATTCTCCTATAATTATGTTTATTATAAATATATAACAAAACTTGAAAAAACTAGTTATTTGGCGTAAATGTGCCTTCTTGAAGATTTATTTGACCTTGGCCATATTTTTCTTGTAATGAATTGAATAATTCTTGCTCTTGATTTCTTAATTCATCCAACTTTTGAAACGTTTCGTTTTTCTTTTCTTCAAGCATTAATAATTGATTATTAATTGTTTTTTCATCGATTTGCAATAAACCTAATGTGTTAGTGCATTCTGTGAATTGTCCTTGGATATTTGTTATGGATTCAATGTCTGCTTTTGCAAGTTTTTTTGATTTCATGATATAACTTTCTTTTAATTTTATTATAATAAAAATTTATTTATAATCCAAATCTTCCTTTTAATGCGTTGTAGTTTTGTTTGACTTCTGATGATGATAAGGCGCGGGTGTATAACGATACTGGACCTATATTACCTTCATAATACAAAGTAGTAAAACTTCTACCTATTAATATATTTGTACCTGAATTAAGACCCCAATGACTTCTTGTAGTTATCGATATATTTACTCCATTTATATATAATTTCCAACTTGATATATCTGTTTTATCAGCTCCATCAAATGAAACTATAATATTATTCCATTGATTTGAATTAAGAGCTGTTGTACCACTTTCTGTACATAGTGCAGTTCCATATCTATTCCCAAAACAAAGTTTACTTGATATTGTTAATATTTGCCATGCACGACCAGCTTCTCCATAAGGAAATTCAATTGGATATTCGTTACTGGATAAATCAAATTTTACCCATAATGAAACAGTCCAGGGTTCAGTATTACCATCTCCTGTTGTACTAAATCTTGGTGGTATTGATGTTCCAAAATCTATATAATCATCTGTACCATCAAATTCGAAACTATTATTATCTCCATAACTTCCAGAAGTGTCATTATATATAGTACCTGTATTAGTACCAATTAAATCATTTACATTACTAGAATCAGGTCCATTCCATGATCTAAGGTTCGTAGGATCTACATAAAATACCAATCCATCCTTAACAATATTTGGTGCTGCTATTCCTGCCATTATTGAAATCTACCTTTTAATGCGTTGTAGTTTTGTTTGACTTCTTGGGCTGATAAAGCACGGTTGTAGATATGGTAAGGCCCTATATTACCATTAAGAGCAAAAGAAGGAATACCTGCTAAATACCCTATATAAAAATCTGTACCATCATCGGGAATAGCTCCACTTTTTGAATTAGTGTCCCCTAAAATTCCATTTTTATATATTTTTTGATTTGAACCATCATAAGTACAACACACATTTACCCAAGTAGATGCCGATAAAGTTGAAATAGTATGACCTGACCAACTACTTGTTCTTATATAAAAATTTAAAGTATTACCCCCAGAAATCCATATTCCTATATTTTTAGATGCTCCTTTTGAAAAAATTGAATAGCTATTTGTACTAGAATAATTAACCCATATATTAATACTAATCCCAGAAAAAGAAGAAAAATCAATTTGATTTCCCCAATCAATATAATCTCCACTTCCATCAAAAGCATAACTAGGTGATATTGTACTAGAATCATATATAGTATCATTTATAAAACTTCCACTTTGGGATAAATTTTTAAGATTAAAAGTTTCAGTAGTACTAGCACTAGGTATTGTACTCCTAGGATTCATAGGATCTATTAAAAATACCAATCCATCTTTTACTATATTTGGTGCGTAACTTGTTCCCATTATAATCCGAATCTTCCTTTTAGTGCGTTGTAGTTTTGTTTGACTTCTTGGGCTGTGAGTGATCTATTATAGATAGATACAATATTAATATTACCATCAAATTCTCTTATAACACTTCCACTATTACCTTGTCTACCTCCTCCTATTATTAAAGGTTGAGTATCAGAAGTTAATACAGTAATATTAGATCCTATTCCTGTATCATTAGTAATTGTATTTCCATTAATATATACTTTAACTTTATCAGCATTACTAGATTCAGCACTGTTTACTACTAAACATATGTTAGTAAAAGCTGTAGTAGATAAATTTACATCTTCATTAGTAAATTTTGTATTAGTATTCATAGTATATAAAAGTAAAGGCCCACCTGCATCTGTAGGATACCATCTAAAATCAATATCTTCAGCCCATGAACTTTGTTTTGGTATACAAAAAAGAGATTGTGCAGATGTATCAGTACCACCATATTTAATCCAAAGATTAAAAGTAAATGTACTTAAACCATCTATTTCTGGAAAAGTAGTAGTTTGAGCATACTCATCTGATCCATCAAATACTAAACCCCCTAAATTATTAGTTTGATATGTAGGACTTCCATAAAGGGTAAGGTTTTTATCTCCTACTAAAGTGTTCCAACTTGCACCACTCCCGGGATATGATCTTGGATTTGCAGCATCTACATAAAATACTAATCCATCTTTTAC